CGCCGCGTTGACCGGAGCCGCTGACGGCATCCATCGGCGATGATTCGGGAAGGTCCAGAGGCTCGGCCGCTTCGATGTACGACACGAGGTTGGCGATCTTCGTGAGATAGCTCACCTGGCGGTCGTAGTCGAACTTGACGAGGTTCGTCGGAATCCGGGCGCTCTGGCTGTTGGCGAGTTCGTCGCGCGCGATCGTGACCAGTTGCATCACGTCGTAGGCGGATTCGTTCTCGATGTAGTTGATCGTCGGGTTCACGGGCAGCGGGATCTCCGTCGGGCCGGTTTCCGGGCAGTCGAGCAGGGGCTCACCGACGATGAAGTCGATGTACTTGCGCATTGCGGACAGGTAGGACTTGATGCGCGTGAGGTCGAACGGCATCGTCTGGCTGATCCCGGACGACTGGGACTTCAGGATCTCGACGAGGATGCGGTTGTAGCGGCGGACGATGCTGTGAACGTCCGTGTTGTACGTCGTGGTAGCAAGGGCGGCGCCTACGTTGGTGGCCATGATTTACCTCAAACGGAAGTGGTGTTGGCGACAACAGCGGCTGCGAGGGAATCCGTGTTGGCCTGAATCGCCGCTGCAAGATCGGCCAATTTCTGGGGGTCGTTGCCCGCGGCAGCGATCAGTCCGGGGATGCTGTTCAGGAGCGTGACGGCGCTTTGGACCACCGTGGTCTGGGCGGTAACTTCGGCAAGGAGGGAGTCGAGATTGACGGCCATGAGTTGTCCTCTAGTGAGTAGTTGGGTGAGCAGGATGTTGATGGAGTAAAGAGCGGCCTCTACTGATACTGGAGGTTTGGGTTGTCCGGTTCCCCACCACGGGGTCATGTCTACGTCGTTCCGCCGGACAGCGTGAAGTAGCCGTTGGCGTGAAGCGTCATGGTCAGCGTGGAGCCGGCGTTGACGGTGATCGTGCCACTGGAGGTCAACTTGCACCACGCGATGGCCTTGCCTCCGCTGACGCCGAGCACGGCGTAGAGGATCGAGGTCTTCTGCGCGGACAGGGTGAAGACGACATCGGCCGAGTCGAATGCGTAGGTCGATGCGTTGATCGAGATGATGGCGAGCGAGCCTGGCGTGCGAACTGTGGTGTTGCCGCTGACTGTGATTGCGGTGCCCGTGGATGAGGCAAACGATGAGCGCGTGTAGTTGCTGACCGTAGCCGCGTCAGTGCCCTTGACGAGCTTCATCCTGACCGCAGCCGTGGTCAGAGGAATCGTATCGTCGAGAAAGTATTTCTTCGCTTCGTTGTAAACACGCCAAGCTGATGCGGCCATTTAAGCCTCCTGTGGAGCGGCCTTGCGTGCCGCATAGTCGAGAATGTGGGCGATCATCCCGTCGCCGTGGACAACGAGATTAAAGTCGGGAATCAGTCCGAGGATGTGGCGGATCGTCTTCATGAAGTCTTCGGCCTGAATCACCATCCAGCCGTGGCATCGGAAGGTGCGGTCGCCGACCACGGTTTCGAGAACGCGCTGACCGTCGTTTTCCTGCTGGGCGTAGGCGTGATGGGCCTCGCCACGCAGGCAGGAGTCAAATCCAAATACTTCGATATTGCGGAAACCCAGCATGGCCAGCAGCACGAGGGCGCGCGTGATGACGGTGGTGCCACCAGCCACGGGATAGCCCGAGTAGCCGGGGGTTTCCTCAAGGACTTCGCTGACGATGGGTGTGTTGGCCGAATGCCACAGTAGGGTCTGGTTGCGCGGGAGCGACTTGACGAGTTCGTTGTCGCACTGACTGCTGACGAGATACTTGCAGGAGTCCACGTGGCGATCGACGAAGCGCTTGTTGAAGGCGCGGCCGTCCACCATGATCTGGGCGGCGGGCTTGATGCCGCGGTCAAGGAGCCAGCCGTAAGTGCCGTTGACCGTGACAATGGGAAGCCCGGACTTGCCCGACTCGATGATTTGGTCCTCGAAGTCGGCAAGCGAGGGACCGCCAGCCAACAAGTAGACCACCTGATCCGTCTGGGTCTGGTGAGGCTCAACTTCCTTGAGGCCCAGCGCTAAATTAGCGCGGATGTTATTTTTAACTTCCTCGTCTTCCATGTTGAGCTTGGCGACTTCGAGGATGTCGTCAGCGTTCATGTAGCCCGAGGCATAGAAGATCACCACATCATCGCTGCACCACGAGTTGTCTATGCGGAAGCCGAGGTCCGTGAACTTCTCGTGCCACCAGACCGGATCGCGCACCGTGAGATGAAGCGTCTCGCCGATGAGAGCGCCCAGATGATCAGGTTGAGTGCTGATAGCGAAATAGATGTGACGAGCACCGAGGGCGATATTCGTAAGCACCCGGTCAATATCCTCCGGCGGAATGTGCTCCAGAACATCGGTGCAGAAGCCATAGTCGGCTCGCTCGGTGAGGGTGGTGGTCAGGTCGTGCTGGACGAAGCGAAAGGATTCGCTGAGGTGTTCGCGGACGCTGTGATCGAGCGCGTTGTCTGCGAAGTCGAGCATCGTGACCGTGGCGCCCGATAGGAGGTGAAGTTTGAGCGCGCCGCGCCCGGTGCCCGAGCCGAAATCGATGATCGTGCTGGCAGAGGTTGGCTTGGCCAACTCAAGAAAGCGCTCAACGTGGTACTCGCCCGGCGCGACGGCGCGGTAGGCCTCGTGGTTCCAGACGGCGGCGTACTTGGATTGCTCAGTCTGCACGGTGCCAGTCCTTTGCCGTCAGTCGCTCGGGTGAAGCGCCATAGCGACCACACAAAGCGACGCCATCCTCGCTTTCGAGCGAGAACGGGCCGGCAATCAGCGCCTGCGCGCGGATGGAATCGAACTCATCCCACGCGCGGCCGTGAAGGTTGATGATCAGCACTTGCGCTTCTCGCCCTCTTTGCGCTCGCTGTGCTTCTTCATGGGCTGCTTCTGCTTGGCCATCTTGGTTCCTTACTGGACGGTTTGAACACCAACAACACGGCCCGCGTTATCGCGGACCACCTGTTTCGGAGCGGCAAGCGTCTGCGCCAGCTCCGTGATCTTCTGCATCATCTGGGACATCATTTGCTCGTGGCCGCCGGATTCTGAAGCGCTCTGGGCGCTCTCGTGCATGGCAACCTGGGCGTCCATGCGGTTCTTGGACTCGGCCATCATCATGTCGGCGGCGAGCTTCATCAGCGTCTCCTGACGGGACGCTTCAAGCCTCATCTGCTCGATCTGGTACTGCTTCTGGGCGTCGATCTGCGCCTTCTTGAGTTCGGTTTCAGCGTCCAGTTGGGCCTTGCGCTCCTGCATCTGGGCGTCGTGCTGGAGTTGGGCGGCATCGAACTGCTGGCGCATCTGCTGCGTCTTCTGGTTGGACTGAACATCGAGTTGCTTGGACTGCATGGCGGTCTGGCCGCGCATCTGCTCGACGATCACCTCAGGCGGTGGAGGTGGCTGCGGAGGCGGCTTAGTAGTCGGGTCCACGAAGAAGCGCTCGGAGCCGGCAAAACCGCTTGCCTTGGCCATTTCGACCAACGTGTGATAGATGTTTTGCGGTTCTGCAACCCCAAGAGGTAGAGTCTGCATCTGAGCCGCGAATAACTGGCCGAGTTGCGCAATTTGACCCTCCTTCGAGCCGGTGCCGAGCCCGACGACGATTCGCAGATCACTACGCTTGCGCCACTCGGCCGGATCGACCGTCACCCAGTTATTGCGGATGCGGATGACCTCGCGGGAGTGGCCGTGCTGGAGAATAAGGCGGTGGACGATCGTGAACAGGCGCTTGACCCCGATGGCGAAGAGCCGGGCGATCATCTCGACACGCTGGGCCGCGGAGGATGTCAGTTGGTTTATGCCGCTGGCGGTTTTGTTCAGCGTGTTGGAGTCGGTGCCCTGGAAGTAAGCGTTGATGCCCGTGCGATTCATCCGCCGCGAGTCGAAAAACTGGATGGCGTTGACCGCGGCGCCGAAGACGTTAGGGAGATCCACCGGCATGATCTCTTGAGGTGGTTGACCATCAACCCGAATAACGCCGCCGACCCTAACGTCCAGGAGGTCAGACATATTGACGCGATCGCTGACAGCCAATCGCGGAGTATTGCTAAGGTTGAGGTTGTCGATCGCGCCGCGCGTGATGTTGGTGTTAACATCCTCGATGTCCTCCACGGAGTCGGCGATCGACATGCCGATGTGACGGTGCGGGAGCGGGATCGGGGTGAGCGAGGCGACGGGGATGTCCTCGGCCTCCTCGGAGTAGATGACCTCCTGCCCGATGCGGATCACATACTGAAGCTCGTTGATGCCGTCGCCGTCGGTGTCGTGTCGAATCCAGATGTAGCGGACCTTCAAGCGCTTCATTGAGGGATCGTTGAAGGTGCCCCGGCTCTGACTCTCGCTGTACAAGTCACGCGCGCCTTCTTCCGAGCCATCTGAGCGACTGGTTGCGGCGCTGTTCTCGTCGTCAACAATGTCGTCCTTGACGTTGAGGCCGCGGGCGCGAAGGCTGCCGATGGTTTCGTAATCCCAGTACTCGAAGTAGTTGCAGCCGTCGAGCGTCCAGTCGGGGGTGTCGATATCGATCAGGCAGCGCTCGGGCGGGAGCACGCACATGCGAACCTGACCGCGATCCTGGGTGCGCTTGACCTCGCAATCCCAGAGTTTGGGCACCGGCGGGCGCTGAGGCGGTGGCGGGAGCTGTGGTTGCTGCTGCGGCACCCCCCCTTGCGGGACTCCGGCGGGGATACCGGCGCCAGGCGCACCCGGAAAGGTGGGTGGTTGTGCCTGCATCTGCGCCTGCGCCACCATCATCTGGTACTGCTGCATCGCCTGAGCGAACTGGGCGTCCTGCTGCGCCTTAAGTTCCTCGTTGACACGCGAAGATTGCTCGACGATCGTCAATTCCTTGTCCTGCGCGAGCAGGGCGAAGGCGTCATCCGTCAAGTTACGGTAGTACTCACTTTCGGGGATCGTGCGCGTCTCGTAGTAGGCGTGCATGTACCCGTTCTTGAGCAGGAGGGCATCGCCGAACCAGTCGTTGCAGAGCTGATGCCAGTTATTCTTCTGGGTAACAACGTAGTTGGTGTACTGGGATTCCTGCTGGGCGCGCTCCTCGTCCTCGGGGCCGATGGGATCGAACTCGACGATCTGGTCCGAGCCGCAGAAGATGCGCAGGAGCGAGGGTTTGATCCACTCGATGGTCTCGTAGACGGTACGGTCGCGGACTTGGGACCGACCCGCAGGCGCGGGGTTTATATTGGAACCGAGATAACGCTGGATACTTAAGGTGCGCTGGGTTCCGAGTTCTGAGGTGGTGGACGAACCGTAGGCAGTTTCAGCGAACGCGTCGATTGCTGCCAAGAGGGCCTGGTTGTCCATCTAGCTTCCTCAGATGAAGCGTTGATGGCCCATCCGCCCGTTGCGTTTGAGCCACAACGGACCACATCTTAACCAGTTCGCTAACCTTTTCAAGCACTAAAGCGGTGTCGTGCTGTAACTGGGCGGTTTTGAGGTCAAGCGCGTCGATCTTCGCGCTCAGTAACTTGATGCGAACGTCAATGCTCATTATTTTTCCGATCCATCAGACCAGTGATAATCACAAGTCTGGCACCATAGTTCGTCGTTATCAGCCCCTGGATACCCGGTTCCACGCATTACTGTAGATGATGCCCCGCATTTTGGGCAGTACTCGTTATCAACCGAAACCCATGCTGAAGTCATGGTAAGGCGAGGTTAGGATAAGCAAGTTTAGGCGCGTGCATGGATTCGGGCTTGAATCCCGCGGCGAGGTAGCGGAAAGCGTCGGCCGGATGGCTGGCCCAGTCGTGGATCGGGCGCTTACTGTTCTCGTTTGTACGCGCGTCGTACTCGTAGCGGTAGATTTTCAGCGCCTCGATACCTTCGTTGCACTTTTTAGCGTCGAACACGCACTTCGGGAGGAACAAACGGGCGAACTTGATCCCCTCGTCCAGTGTTGCCTTCTTGACCACCCGCGTATTTCTTACCCCGAGGCTTTTCAGTTGTTCGATTATGCTTATTCCCGAGCCAAGCTCCGTCTTGTCGGCATCGTGGGGCAACAGATGACGCGCGTAGTTATATGGTTTGTCTTTCAGGATGCGGACATAGTGGTCGATACCGGCTCCGCGCGCCATGTAGAAGTCAATGATCCTGACCTCGCGGCCTACCTGCTGGGCGAACCAAATTGCCGTGGCGTCGCCTATCCCAAGATCCCACGCGGTCCAGACCTCGCTGATCGGATCGTATGGCACTGAGCAGATCCGGCCGTCCTCTTCCAACTTCTTCATCTCCTGACCGAACACGGCGCCCTTGATCGCCGCCTCGAAGGAGCACTCGAACTCCTGCAGGTAGGAGTCGTCGGTCATGTCCTTGCGGGCATCCTCCAGCTCCTTGAGGGGGATCAGTCCGCTAGTGGACGCCTTGAGGACCAGTGAGTACCAGTCAGCGTTGTCGAATCTGGATCCGTCGGCGTTGGTGAACGTGCCGATGGCCTTACGATGTGTGTCGTAGAACGCGTTATGACCCATTGGGGTTCCAATGAAGACCGCCCAGCCCTGACGATCAACCAGGAGGGGACGGATGATCTCGTCATAAACCCGAGGATGGATATCGGCATATTCGTCGAGAATAACGCCGTCGAAGTAAAGGCCACGGAGCCTGGACTCGTTCTCTGTTCCATAAAGCCTGACCCGATTCCCATTTGGAAAGTCCACCCTAAGTTCTGACTCGTTGTAGACGACGCCGGGGATGGCGCCGCTGAACTGCTTGACGTAGCCCCACGCGATGTCCTTCGCTTGGGAATACTGAGGCGCCACGTAGGCGAACCGGCAATCCTTCTTCTTCTCGGTGAGCGCCGCCTTGATCAGCTCGTTGATGCAGGCGACCGTCTTGCCCGCCCGGCGGTGACAGACCAGACACGCCCACCGCTTGGCCCGGTTGTGAAACGGCAGGAACGCCGCCCGCGGGGTGTAGGGGATCGTGATGGTGGTCGCCAATTAACCGCCTAATCTAGTCCAGTACTGGAGTCCCGCGCCTGCCAGAGGGAACCCGTTTCTGGCGTTTCAAACCGTTTCAGGTGAAACGGGACCGGTACTGTGCCTACTATGGCTAAGTTCCATGAGCCTCCCACCACCCCCCCTCGCCCTATTTCGCAGGGGGCCCGTCATGCTGCAGTGCATCAAGGGGACCCTGAGTGTGAGTGCTTGCATCGTGCTCGGGCTGCTGCGCCGCATCATGCTCGATTACTTGAGTGGAATGTGTGGGTATTGCGCTGGCCCATTGGATGACGATCACGCCATCACCCTGGTCAGGCATGGCGGGCAACGGCCGGCCGAGCACACGATCCGCGATGAACGTAGCTGCAGCGATATCGCCAGCGCGCGCCTTCTTCATGATCGAGCGTGTCATCACTCGCACGCCTTCCCAGTTGTCGCGCCTGACTTCATCAAGGATAGCGTCGAGCATGCCAGTCGCACCGCGACGATTGCGATTGCCGGCCGGCGCACCGCGACCGCGAATATTTGATAACGGCGCTAAGGTATTGTCCATGTTGCGAATTTAAGACAAGCGCGAGCGGGCGTGCAAGTGCTGAATTTTGTCACACCGCAGGACTACCGCGCTTACGGTATTGCGCAGACTGCGGTGATTGCCGATAATGCGCCTGTAGGCTGAACAACGAACGGGAGAAGCGAATGGGGTACAGCATCGAAACAAGGTCGGATAGGCCGCATTGGGCATACGCCAAGAAGCGGGACAAAAACGACGTAGTCATAGCCGAGAGGGAATTTGTTGTGGCCAATCCAGCACCGCAATATCGGTA